CGCGCTTGTGGACTCAGTTATGTCTTCGGCGAAGCAAGCTCCCGCGCAGAAGAAGGGCCGTGCGGCAATGGGCAGGGGCCCAGGGAAAGCTCCCAAGGGCGCCAAACGCCGCGCAGCCACCGCGTTGATGGGGAAGAAGGTTGTGGAGGCAATGTCGGACGAGGCTCTCTTCGCCTTTTGGTCCGCATCCACCATGAAGATTCCTCCCCCTCTACGCACTTCGTTCGGTAATTACACTTGCCTGAATTCTACGGTTCGCTTCACATTTCAGACTGCGACGGCTTCCAATAGGTATATTTGGATTCCGTGGTCTCCGTCCCCTGTTGCCGCGATTTGGTCTGACCATGCAGTCACGTCCAATTTCGTGCAGCTTACTTTCGGGACGTTGACCAGCTCTGGGCCCACTTCGGTGCGGCCCCTTCGTATGTCGTGGACTGTCGAGAACATTGGGCAACTTGTGAATACCAGTGGGAGCATGCGAGTTTACAGCCTGGATACCGCGGTACTGGCCCAGTTCGGTTTGGGAGCGCTTCAAGCTACGAGCGTTAACCCTGCCGTTGATCTGGATACCCAGTTTGGGGCTCTGATTGATGCCTCACCCGACACCCAGGAGTACGCGCTCGCCGATTTGACCAAGGAGCGTGAGTTCGTATCCGCTCCAGCCTCGTACCCGGGATACAACAAGTATTATGATTTCTACCAACTTGTGAATGGCACGAGTGGTTCCGCGTTGCAGTCAGTCGACGCGTACAACCTCATTGTTTCCTCGTCATTGAACGACGCTTACCCAGCCGTTGCTCAGACGTACACAGCAGGGCAGTATGGGGATGGCTTGTTGGGTGGGGTACCTCCTGTTCGGGGGTTCCTCATTTCATTGCCACAAACCACTACAGCCCAGACGTTGCGTTTTTGCATTCATCGACAGGACGGTGCTAGGTACCCAGCTAACACGCTGGGCCACACGTTTGCCATGACTCATGATCAAATGGGCGCTTCAGGTGAAGATCGATTCATGGGCTTATCACGTGCTGTGAGTGAGGACCCTGCGCGGAGCCATCCTTCTGAGGGTGTGAGCTCGTTCGTCAAGGTCGCCACGGCAATCAATTCCGGATTGGCTGTTGCCTCAAATGCCATTGGAGTTGGCATGCAGGCTGCAGCCGCGTACAGGGCGGTACGCCCGGGCATGGCAGCGGGAGCGGCCGCCATTGCCCTGGGTGTTTGATACACTGAGCTGTTGGATGTTCTTACTTTTGAGTGTGTGTTCTCTCCGCGCTACCTAGGAGTTGCGCCCTAGATGTGCAGGCCAGTGCACGGATCCCTATGGGTGAAGTGTGTAACGGGGTGGCGTCCTTTGGGGACTTAATGAAGGCTATCGCACCGCTCCGGGAGGGACGAGTTACCACCTGAATGGGGGACTTGACATCACAACGTGTCACAGGGGCAGAGGGGCCAATGGTTAGTGCCCGGGGTAGTAACGTCCCCCCTCCTTCAACTTGAAACGTAATTTTGTGCTTTTAGTTAGTGTTGCACAAACAAACAAACAATAAATATTGTTGGGTGTGTTTTATGTTCTTCCCCGGCTGCCCCCGACCTGGGCACTGCGGTCCTCATCGTTCACAATGGCTGGCGCTTGTGGAGGTGGGATGTCTTATTGACGTGTTGGTTTTCTGTTGCCGCGCTAGTGGGCT